CCCACATTACTCTTAGGCAGCGTATAGGCTTGTTTTTTGTAAGCACCAGAGTAGTCGTAGGCCCAATTAAGCACTACAGTCGCCTCTGCTCCATCAAAGGTTGTTAAATTAATTTTCTTTAAAAACTTTAAAATTGAACTATCCCCAAAACTAAGAGGATGTGAAAAGTAACTTAACTGGTAAGAGGAGTCGTTGTCGTCATATCCGCTATACCGTCCTATTCCAATAGAGTTTCCCATATAAAGCGTGTCGTCCTCTAGGTTAGTAAAGCAAAGAGGCACAATATGAGTCCAAGTTGTTGCTCGATAGGAGCCGTCCTGTAACGGAAATCTAGTATCAAACACATACACCGTCTGTAACGTAGGAAAGTTAACGAGAACAAAGGCTTCTTTAGGAGAGTAATGCAGAGCAATATTGCCTGCCTCACCAGCTACAAGATTCTTAATATCATTGTTTACGTTCTTAGATATGTCTCCTATTGGGGACGACTTTTCTTGTATAGTACGAGCTAAGCTACGTAACCCAGAGCGATCTAAGAATATCAAGTCTTTACCAGTAGACACTACAGCGTCTCTAGATACACAACCTATGTTGGACACAGTATCAGCTAAACTCATAGTAGCAGGGCTATCAGCACCTTCATAGATAACTATTGAGTCCTTACCAAAGATAACTAGGAACCCGTTATGAGCTGCTAGGGCTACAATCTCATCGTAACCATTGGGCCATACCTTAGATATATCTATAGAACCTGTAGAACCACCAGTCCACGCATGTCCGTTTAGTAGGTCGCTCCAATATATAGTAGACTTATCTGTTGCAAAGTCAGCTACCCACAGCCTACCAAAAGCTGCCAGTACCTCGTTACCCTGTGGGGGTGTCCCGGTTGCGTGAGAGTGAGTAGACATCTTCTCAACGTCAGCAACAGAATTGGTATATATCAATGGTTCATGCGCTCTTTGAAAAAAGTAAGCATGGTCCACAAAGTTAACCGTCTTCCAGTTGTTAGCACTGATTGTATAACTAGCTGGAGTATCGTCCGTTAAAGTAGAAGTGCCGTGGAATATTTTGTTATTGCCTGCGGAGAATATCTTAGTGTTACCGCCTGAGTCTCTATACTGATGCACAGCTTCTATACCAGCAGAGCTTCCTAACACAGCAGGGCCGTTGGTAGACACCATCTCGTAGCCCTTACGAGCCGCTACACGTCCTTCTTTATCAATAATGCAGTTATCCGCTACAGCAGCAAAAGTAGGCTCTTGCGACAGCGGAGCGTCCTGTGTGTTGATCCCGGCAAAGCCCGGAGCTGTGATTGTAATGCTTTGCAGCCTTTGAGCCATATTAAACCGCCACGTATGTAGTATCTTCTTGATACTTATTAGCATCAAAAGCAATAGCGTCTGATAGTATTGTATCAGCTACAGCAAATTGCTCAGAAGCAGACTGTCCTCCGGTCTCCCCACGTTCTCGTAAAGCCATAGCAAAAGCTAACTGCACTACAGGGTTGTAGGGGACTTTAAGCACGTCTGTGTCATTAGACAACGCGCTTTGAGGCACAAACGCATCAAATAAGAAAGAGTAAATAGCGTCTGGTTGTGGATAAACTTTAACTTTAATGTCACCGTTACTGTCCGTACCTGTAAAAGCAAACTCAGTAGGCGGCCCTGAAACAGGAGTACGTAGGTGATACACGTCGTTCATGTAACTTCTGTTACGAGTGTTAAACCTTGTTTTAGATGTCTTGTTGATAGCATCTCTTACCTCAGTCTCTTGACCAGCCCCTGTTAAACTATACTCTGACGTACCGCTTACAGTATCAAACTGAATCTCTGTACGTAAAGCAGACCAGCTGTGTGAGTTTTCTACAATCTCCTTGGCATCATTAACAAAAGCACCAATTAAAGTAGAGTACTCAGTTTCGTTAGAAGTTTCTGCTACGTTTTCCCTAAGCCTTCTTAATACGTTGTTTATAATTTCTAAATAAGTCATTTAAAAAATCCTAATCTTCAGGAGCAACATAATCGCTGTTTGCAACCCAAGTGTCATCTTGTCCCTCTACTTGGTTTATCTTGTAAGCATTTGCAGCCCAATCATCTGGTTGCACCACAGTTGTGGTTACGACTTCGGCATTAGAGGACATCAAATCAAGAATGATTTCTCTTTGCGGGCCGTATATCTGAGTTCTGTCTGAGTGCAGATCAACAAGGTCATCATCACTAATAATTCTGACTACAATTTTAGATTCTTTATGTATCAGTAGCTTCATGTCACATTCACCAGTAGCTTAGTTGCGGTAAGAGCCTTTCCTGCTAGTGTGCCTGTGTCTGTAGTATCCAAGGCTCCCTGCGTAGAAATAAAATATTTTGTACCAGCAGTAAGGCCAGTCCTGTTTGGGTCAATTGATCCTGTGGTATTTACTGTGCAAGTTGCACCAGATGACGTTGCGGCAGACGCAAATCCAACGAACAAGCTAGAATTAGTTCCTGCCACTAACGTGTTTCGCATCCAAAGGTTTGAAGAAGTAGCTCGCGCTTTATGTAATCTAAAATTTTCCGGATCGTAAGCCATATAATCATTATATCCCGCAGTACCAGTTTGATCATCAACCTCCGTGATATTTGTTCCATCCCAACTATTCATAGCAGTATAAGGGCCAGCAATTGTAAAAAATTTGTTGTCGTTTAAAGGCGCAATAATGTTGGTAGAATCGCTGTAACCTCCGGCATAATAAGTGCCATTAAAACTTGTCATAGCGTATTGCATTGTGTTGGTATAAGTATAAGCAGAATTATCGTAATCAAGAGCTACAAAATAATAAGAGCTAGAAGTTGGACCCGCCAGCATAATTAAAGTACCAGTAGCTTCATGCCATACCATATTTGCATAGCTATTACTGTACATATTATTGTCTATTTTATCGCCGTTGTATGAGCCTGAAGCAGTTATTGATTTTACTGATCCTATAGTCGGAGCATTTGTTCCGTCATAAGATACTTTCACTAATGAACCAACATTGTTGTAAACCGACAAGACATGAAATAAATTATTTGTTTTGTCATAAGCAATTCTAACGCCACCTGCCGCACCATCGTTCGTCGCGTTGTCTTGTTGCTCTCCGGTAATAGTTGTGCCGGAAGCGTTTGTAAAACATAAGACTCTGCTTTCTTGCTGAGTGGTCCCGTAAAATACTGCTGCTATTCTTCCTGTAGATGGATCGCAAGCAACATCACACGCACTGCCTCCATCACCAGAACCTCCTGCATAACTGGCGCTTGATGAAATACTAAGACTACTACTTACAGTAAGTATTGCCTTGCTTGGGTAACTGTCTGTAGATGACCAAACAAGAACGACAGTATCTGCTTTTGGGTTGTAAACGGCCTTCATTGTGTTGCGATTAGAGGATATTGAACCCGTGTTTATTGTATGCTCTGCACCAAACGTATAATTGTCAGCAGATGGGTCATAGCCAATAGCTCTTGCTTTTGGAATACCGCTTGACCTATACATCATTATAAATTTATTCGTTCCCGCATAAACCAATAATGTCGGTCTTCCCAGGCTCATAGTTTGAGTGCTGTTCGTTTCAGAGCCTAAACTAATGGTGCTTAATATTGACGTAACTAACTTTGTAACTTGGTTACTAGAATTGTAAAAAAGAGCATCGCCTTGCGCTAATGCTTCGCCAGCAGTTATATCAAGCTGACCTCCACCGCCTCCAGCATCTGCAAACGCAATAGTTCCGCTGCCGTTAGTAGTTAATACTTGGTCAGCAGTTCCGTCTGAAGTTGGTAGCGTGAAAGTCCCGACAAAACTGGTCAGGTTAGAGTCATACGCTTGAACGTCAGAACCTATTGAAACACCTAACGATGTTCTAGCAGTTGCTCCTGACTCAGTAATGAAATTACTTCCATTGCCTACTATAAAGTTACTATCCGAAGGTGTAAGCCCTGCAATATCTGTAAGTTGGGCATCAGATGCTTGCTTGGCGTTTAGCTGAGTCTGAGCATCAGATGTCAGGTTATCAATAAAGTTAATCGTTGCGGCGCTATCGCCAATGTCTCTTGATTTACTCATCTACCCATCCTTCTGCTTTTGTCCACGAACCATCAGTCCCGTAGATATACTTCCCGCCAAACCAGTCATCTGGTGCGGTTACTCCGCTTACCAAACTGGCGTTATAAACATTTAAATCAGCTATTGTGTAGTCAGAAGCGACTATAATTTTATTCTCGTCAAAAAATACGCTTTTCTCGTCATCCAAAAGATAACGCGATGTGCGCGTTGCATTATCAATAATTGTCTTCATTTAAATGCCTTTTAATAATAGAGTTGTTGAACTCAATGCTTTACCAGCCTCTACGCTTGGACTAGCCGCTGTCGTTCCGTATGTTCCATCTCTCTGAACAAAATAGGTTGAACCAACAGTAAGAGTAAGGCCAAAATTTGAGTTGGTTATAACTCCACTCTGTAAAACAACATCGCCCTGCGCTCCATCAGAGATAGCAGCTTTCGCAATGCCTACAAAGTTGGAAGATGTAACATTTGTCGCAACATGCCCTGTTGTTAAAGCCCGCGCGTTGCCATAATTGAAGTTGCCGTGATCTCTGTAGGCTATAAGTACCTTTTCAGCAGAGCTATCAAATGCCCCAGCCATATAGGTAGTCTGGGCAGCGTTAAAGGCAACAGGAGTCGCAAAACTTATTGAGTCGCCGCTCAATGTACCTACGGCGTAGTTACCACCTTCTACGGTTTCATTACGATACAGAATAATAAACCTATCTGCGTTAGTGTCGTAAGTACTTCCGTAATGCTCACTGTTTACGCTTGCGACAACTTGTTCGCTTCCTCCAAATGAAGCCGTTGTCCCAGATACAGAGCCAACTCTCGTAGTTGGATAACTGTTGTTGCCTATATCTTTATAGCCAACAATAAACTTATTGTTAGCGGCACTATATTCAATCACGCACTCATAAGAGTTTGCGCTATTAAAAACCACTTTGCTACTTATTGTAGCTGAGTTACCGCTTATGTTAGCCGTAACAACAGTTCCATAGTTACTGTTAGCTGGATCAGCAAACGCCACAACAAAAACGTCTGCGGACGTGTCGTAACATATATCTGCCTTTTGTTGAGAACCCTGAGCGCCTCCGTCAGCCCGCATGTTCAACGCACTAGATGATCCATTAACATTGCTAACGCCAGTTCCAGATACTTGAAGTATCAACCCTTTTAGATAATTAGAGCTGTCTCTAAAAATAACGAAATGCCTATCATCATCAGGGCTATATTCAACTTTTATGTATGCGCCAGTGCCTTGACCAGATTGGTTATAAACCTCTGTTTCAGTGCCAAAACTGATGCCAGTACCGCTCACAGTGCCAACCCTTGCCTTTATCTTGTCAGAGTCGCCCTGATCGGCATAAACAATCAGCACTTTGTTTGCAGTAGAATCATAACTACACGCAATATTTCTTGTAG